CGCTAACCACTGCAAATGTATTAATAAATATTTAAAAAATGATAAATTAAAATGTTATGGCAAAAATTTATGTAGCAAGTAGTTGGAGAAATGTATTTCAACAGGACGTTGTAGGCATTCTTCGTGATTTAGGGCATGAGGTCTATGATTTTAAGAATCCCCCACATGGTAATGGTGGTTTCCAATGGTCTGATATAGACCCTGATTGGCAGAACTGGACAACAGAGCAATATCGAGAAGCACTTAATCATCCAATTGCACAAAAAGGATTTGATTCGGATTTTAATGGTATGAAGTGGGCGGATGTCTGTGTCATGGTTCTTCCTTGTGGTCGGTCTGCTAACACAGAAGCAGGATGGATGAAAGGTGCAGGTAAAAGGGTAATGGTTTATTCTCCTAAAAAAGAAGAACCGGAACTTATGTATAAGATATACGATTTTGTGAGTGATAGTATATTTCGTATCAATGATGAGATAATTGGAGTATAACGAATATAGAAAGGAGCGAAATATGATTGAAGCATTAAGCGAAGAAAAACAGTATCGGTATCTATCCACCTTAACGCATTATGCTGATATGGCAGATAGACGGGCACAATCGAATGAGTATGAAGCATTGGTGTTGCGATTAATGAAAGAACTGTCAATCGTACCATTTAAAGACGGCAACCAATGGTGTGCTTTATATGGCGAAGATTTACAAGTAGGAATTGCAGGATTTGGGAATACTCCTTTCTTGGCAATGGCGGATTTGAGAGACCAATTTAATAAAGCGTAAAAAAAAGAATAAAATAGAAATATAAGTATGAAAAGAAAAAGAAGAAAGGTATTTCCCTTGAGGTGTGAAATCTTGCATTCATGGATGATTCGTCGCCCATGGATAGAGATAGAGGTATTAAGACACCTTGAAAGAGAATACGGTATTAAATAATATGAATGTATGGAATTATGAAAAAATTAGTCAGTTTTGGTTTCTTCCTTTGGTTGCTTGTCTGATTTTGGGAATAGAATATTTCGTAGTAGTAAAGTTATCCAAGATACGCCAATGCAGAGACCAAAAGTCTTCAAAAAAACGGTTATTTCAAAATCGGAGTTTAAAACAGAAGGTATTAGCCAAAAAGGATAAGCCAAAGACAAACAGAGTAAGGCAAAATAGAAAATATAAGAATTCATAATTAGTAAAATGAAAACAGCAAAAAAGCAAGTAAGATAGACAACTGACAAGCCAAGAGACAATAGAAGTTGAGTGTACCATTCTAATTCCGAAAAAACATCAACGCTAATAAATAAAACGGAATAGATTATAAGAGTACATAAAGTCAACGCAATCGCGGCTTTACGATGTCCTTCATCAAGGGAAAGAAAGATTTTTTCAATTTCCATAATTATAAATATTTTGGTTTCAGTTGCAAATATAGCAAAACTATTCCGGCTCGGAAGGGATAGGGATAGACTTTTTAAGCAAGTAGTAATTTATAAAGAAACAGATATGAGCAAAGAATCAATAGTGATGTATTTTGGCACAACAGGCAGACCGGGACATCATATCACAATGCTTAGTGGTAATATCCCAATAAAAGACCAGTGCCGGATAGGTGGAGAAATAGATGCAGACGACGATTTGTATTCCGACATGAAAAAGTGCAAAGGCATTGGATATGTTTACTATCGTGGAGTTACAATGCTGTGTATTCCTTATAGCGTACATGATTCTCGTGGTGGAAGTAAGTCAATATTCATCATGGAAGGAAAGGTCGCTAAAGATGAAATAGTAAAGGAGCTACAAAAATACTCATGGGTTCATGCCATTTTCACCCGGCTACAAATAGATCACCATCTTGATGGAGTAGAAGAGATTGAATTAACATTAGAGTAATACAATAGAAATAATGAGTTTTATATCAAGACAACCCAATGGGCTTTTATGCCGATTTTCAACTGTAACAGATACTATTACTGATTATAATATGACAGATGAAGAATATATTGAAGTGTGTGCCCAAAAGGCAAGAGAAGAAGCTCGAGAAACATTGAAACATTCTCTTCGTCCATTTGAACGCGTAAAAGAGTCTTTTCGACCTGTCAATATGAGTAATAGTAAGTTTAATAAGATTCTGAGATTAATGGAAACAGAAGTAGTCAGATAAAAGAAAGCCGCTGCAAGATGGATGTAGCGGCTTTCTTTTTCTTTAATGCAATATGTTTTGCGCAGATTTAGTTGTACCCAAATGCTATTATCATTATTTTTGTATCAGGTAATCAATCTGTATTTCGGGATATGAAGAAGAATCGGACAAAAATCATAGGACGGAGCTATGCTCATAAGGTTAGCGAGATACTCCGCATTTACGATGAACATGCACGGAGTGGCTTGAGCAACCGTGAAATCCTCCGTAGATATATCTGGCCTCTTTATCCCATCTGCGAAAAAACTTTCTATAATATCATCAACGCCAGTGCCGATCCACGCATTATCCGTCAACAGGATGAACTGAAACGTCAGCTTTCATTGTTCTGAATCTCATCCGATACCGTAGTAATATATTCCGTTTCATAAACCTTAATACCTCCCGGTAATGAAAACTGGCGGCTGGTCCGACGTATCAGGACGGTATCACATCCGTCGAACCGCCAGCCGTGCAGATAAGAGTTTAAACGCTTTGCCAGCGTGAGACGTTCGGTGACATGCTGCTCCTGCG